CGGACTCACCGGGGCGCAGGACCTGACGTTCTCATGGGCCTCGGACACGAACGTCGGCTCGGGTGGCGCCAGCATCTTCACCACGGCGGGCGGCGGAACGCCTGTCGGGCTTGCCGCCGAGGCCGACACCGCCGGCTCGGTGACCGCGCTGAAAACCCGTGAGGTCGGGCTCGCGGCCGAGGCGGACAGCGCCCAGGCCGCGACCGCGCTCAAGTCGCGCGAGGCGGGTCTCGCGGTGGAGGTCGACAGCGCGTTCGCGTTCACTGTCGTTGTCGGAACGCTGATCGGCCAGGCGCTCGAGACCGACACCGCCAATGCCCTCGGCCGCGACAAGCTCAAGGAGATCGCGCTGCCGGGAACGGTGGACACGGCCTTCGCCGTGACCCCGGCGTTCGGCACCCCGATCGGCCAGGCGGCCGAGACCGACACGGCCCAGCCGGTGATCGCGGCCAAGTCGCGCGAGCCCGGCCTCGCGGCCGAGACCGACGCCGCCCAGCCGGTGACCGCGGTCAAGGAACTGGCGATCGCCATCGCCGTCGAGGCCGATACCGCGCAGCCCGCGCTCCATGTCCGGGCGCTGACCGCCGGGATCGCGGCCGAGACCGACACCGCGCTCGCGCTCACGGCCGACAAGCTCAGGGAGATCGGGATCGCGATCGAGACCGACACCGCGATCCCGGTGACCTACGAGGGCCAGCCGACCGGCCAGCGCGAGCGCCACGACCGGCTCTGGATCGGACCCGGCGTCGGCGTTTAACGCCTGCCGTCACACGTCATTGTGGTTCCGTCTCGCGAGGGGATGGACCCGTCGCCGCGGCTGGCAATCCCGAACGGGGACCCGGCGGCGCCTCGGCAATCGGCCTTGAAGCGGGCTTTCGCACTCACACTCAAGGCGGGAGACCTGCCATGACTTCCAATCAGCGCTTCTGGGCCCTCGGTTTCGCGGGCCTCGTCGCCGTGGCCGCCATTCTCACCTTCGCGGTGGGGCCCGATGCGGCGGGCGGCATCGGCTTCGCCTATCTCGCCTCGCTCGAGGCGCCCAACTGGTACACGACCCAATACGACAAGCGCGTCGCCCACATTCTCCAGTCCGAGGGCTTTTTCCTGCGCGGCACCACCACGCCGCCGGTCGAGGTCCGCGGCAACACGCTGCGCTTCTTCATTCTCGGTCGCGGCGAGGCCTCGGAAATGTCGCAGACGGTCGAAATGATCCAGCCGGTCAACCTCGGCAAGACCACCGAGGACGTGGTGATGGCGGACTTCCAGTTCGCCGAGTTCATCCGCCATGGCGAGATCGAGCGCATGTCGGTCGACTTCCGGACCCAGATCCAGGAGGCCGGCGCGATGGCGATGGGCCGCAAGTTCGACCGCATCATCCTCCAGGCGATGGATGACGAGCTCGCCAACATCACCACCATCGGCGACGGATCGACGGCGATCTCGCCGCTCGACACCACGACGGCCAAGGCGCAGATCAACTCGATCGGCATGATGTCGATGAACGAATTCTTCTGCCCCCTGCCATCGATCTCCTGGGAACAGCTCAACTTGTACAAGGTGTTCAACAACGCCGACTACACCGGACCCGATCTCACCTTCGCCAACGGCAGGAACGCCAAGACCTGGAACGGGGTGCACTACTTCCAGCTCCCCGACGAGGCGTTCACCTCGCCGGCGACCGGCGAGTTCTATTCGTATCTGTGGAACCGCAGGACCCTCGGCTTCGGTGCGAACTACTCGATGGTGTCGCGGATCACCTACGAGAACCTGTTCACGTCGTGGCTCTACAACACGGTGATGTCGGGCGCGGCCAAGGTGCTCCAGACGCCGGGCGTCCGGCGCCTCCACATGGCGCTGGATCTGGCGCTCACCATCGACGGCGCGTAATCCGCGCGCGCCATCCGGTCGGGCGCATCGCCCGGCCGGCCACCGGACCACGAAAGGGGATCTGACCCATGGCCTACAATGCAAAGCAGCTTGCCCGGCAGACGATCGGCGCCGCGAGCGCGACCGGCGCTTCGGGAACCTCGTCGAATTTCGTTTACCGGACCACGGAGGCGATCACCGCGGTGCTCGCCGCCGGCTACTGGAACTCGGCCCGCGGCCGGTTCAAGGTCGGCGACACGATCGATGCCATCTGCTCGGTCGGCGGAACGCCGACCTGGTCGCGCCTGATCGTGACCTCGATCCCGGCGGCGCCGTCGAACGTGGTGGTCGCCGAGCTCGGCGTCACCGGCATCGCCGGGGCGAACTACAAGGTCGCGCGCGGCCAGCACACCACGGTCGCGGCGGCCGACACGGTCGTGACCGGGCTCGCCACCGTCGTCGCCGTCGTCGCCTCGCTCGACGACGATCCGGTCGACGGGGCGATGCACGTCTCGGCGACGATCGGCGACCAGGCGGGCTCGCCGGCGGCCGGCTCGGTCATCATCAAGGGCTGGAAGTCGACCGACGCCGACGCGACGCTGATCGCGGCGACGACGTTCACAAAGAAGGTCAACTGGATCGCGTTCGGCGCCTGACCAGTGACCGGCCGGCGGCGTCGCGGGGCCGGGCCTCCCCCCGCGGCGCCGTTGCCACTCTTTCGAGGGAGCTGACCCGTGGCAAGCGTGATCGACGAGCTTTCGATCGCCAATGGCGCGCTGGCGCAGTTCGGCGGCGGCGAGATTTTCGCGTTCGACGAGGAGACCGAGCTCGCGCGCAAGGTGAACGCGGTTTACGAGGCGCGGCGCGACAGCCTGCTCGCGCTCCACGCCTGGCAGTTCAACCGGCGCACATACAAGCTCGACGAGATCGCCGGGACCGCCGAGAACGGCTGGGACGCCACCGACTATTGGGGCAACGGCTACCGCCACGCCTTCCAGCTGCCGGGCGACGCGATCGGAACGCCGAGGCGGGTGCTCACCAATCCGAGGGCGCCGCACGCGCCGCTCAGGGACTATCTGCTCGAGGAGGGCCGGCTGTACGCGGATTTTCACCCGCTGTGGGCGAGCGTCGGGGTGCGCGCCGACCCGGCGGCGTGGCCGGCGTCGTTCCGGCTCGCGGCGATGGTTCTGATCGCCTCCGATCTCGCGATCCCGGTCGCGGGCGATGCCAGGCTCGCCGAGGAGCTGCGCCGGCGCGGCGAAGGCCCGGTCGAGCTCGGCGGCAGGGGCGGGCTCGTCGGGGTCGCGATCAACCAGGATGTGTCCGGCTCGCCGGGGCCGAGCCCGATCGCGACAAACGACGATTTGACCACGGCGCATCTGTCATGACCGCCAAGAGGCGCGGGGCGGCGCGGCCGCGACGGGGAATTTAGGGAATGGTCGCGCGGCCCGGAGCCTACCAGTCGTATTTCACCGCCGGCGAGCTGGCGCCGGAGACGCACGGCCAGTTCGGCCTCAAGTCCTTCTATTCCGCCGCCGGAGAGCTCACCAATGTCGAGCCGGTCGCCCAGGGCGGCTTCCGGCTGATGGCGCGGTCGCGCAAGCTCGGCCGCATCCGGCGCCAGCTCTCGGATCTGGCCACGTCGCAGGAGACCGACTCGAGCGGTGCCTTCGCCGGGCCCGGAACGGTGTTCGAAATCCGGTTCGCCGCCGCGCAGCCGGTGTCCGTGGTCGCGGTCAGCGGGTTTTCGTCCGATCACACCGACGATCTCGAGGACGCGCTCCAGATCGAATGGGACAACGGCTCGTCGTGGAGCGCGTTCGGACCCGCGATGCGCCTCACGCCGTCGGCCCGCAACCAGATGCGGGCGCTCGAACCGGGCGCGCCGGTGAGCGCCGTCGGCATCCGGGTCCGGCTCGCGATCACGCCGCCGGCGTCGATCGACATCACCGTCACCTCGCTGACCGCCAGGTCCGAGGGCGCGGAATATACCTCGGAACGGACGCGGCCGTTCACCTTCGACGACAACGAGACCTACACCTACGTCCTGTCCGAGAGGCATGTGGACATCTACAAGGACGGTGTCCTGACCGGCGCGGCCGAGACCGAGTTCCTCGCCGCCGAGGTCGACAACGTCATCGCCGAGCAACGGTTCGACACGCTGCTGCTGTTTCACCCGGCGCGGCGCTCGCGGCGGATCCTGCGCGATGGGTCCGACGCCGAATGGCCATGGGACGACGTGCCGTTCACCGACGTGCCGCAGGTCGACCTTGGCGGGGCTTACGTGAACATCACCGACATCTGGTCGGTCTATGTCCAGCATCCCACCGGCGGCCGTTACGGGCGCGTCGTCACCGTCACCATCGACGGCGAGGAGACCGAAGGGGTCACGGTGGTCGACACCGGCGGCGACGACGACGCCGACATCGATGCGTTCTGCGCCAGCCTCGCGGTCGCGATCGAGGCGCTGCCGTCGGTCGCGGCCGGCATCGCCTGCACCCGCGACGCCGTCACCGCCACCTTTTTCCGGTTCGTGATCCAGTTCACGGGGACGGGCAACGAAGGCGGCGGCCGGAGCCTCGCCGCCGCCGTGGTCAGCCACGCCGATTCGGCCGCCACGGTCGCCCATAGCCAGATCGGCGAGCTGGGCGGCGAGGATCTGATTTCGGACACCCGCGGCTGGGCGGCGTGCGCCAGGTTCTACCAGGACCGGCTGTGGACCGGCGGCTTCGCCGCCAAGAAGGGAGCGCTCCTCGCCAGCGCCACGGGAGACTACTTCAACCTGAACATCGAGATCGCGTCCGACACGGGCGCGATCCTCGCCAATCTCGATACGGAGGGCGCCGAGCGCCTGCAACGTATCGAGCGCTCGCGGCATCTGGTGCTGTTCACCTCGGACGCGGAGTATTTCGTCTCCGACCGGACGATCGGCCGCAACACGCCCTTGAACATCGTCGAGGCCTCGCGCAACGGCTCGGCGCCCCAGGTGCCGGTGGTGTCGTCGGAGGGCGAGCTCTACTACATCTCGAAGAACCGCTCGGTCGCCTACGCGGCGCTCTATTCGGACATCAGCCAGGCTTACGACTCCCAGCCGATGTCGCTTCTCGCCTCGCACCTCGTCGACGGGATCGTCGACGCCGCGCTCCAGCGGCCGGAAACCGAAAGCGACGCCGCCCGCTACTTCCTGCCGCGCGAGGATGGCGCGATGGCGGTCGGCATCCTGATCCGAAACCAGGACGTGACCGGCTTCGTGCGCTGGACCACGGACGGCGCGGTCAAATCGGTCTGCGTCGATGGCGCCAACGTCCCGTATCTGATCGTCGAGCGACAGGTCGACGGCGAAGGCGTCAGGTTCTACGAGCGGCTCGAGCAAAATCTGCTCGTCGACTGCGCCACCGACATCGTCAACGCGCCGGCGGCGACGACGGTGGCCGGTCTCGGCGACTACGAGGGCGCGGAGGTGTGGGCGATCGCCGACGGGGTTCCGCTCGGCCCGTTCACGGTGACGGGCGAACAGATCACGCTCCAGGACCCGGCGGCGAACGTCACCGTGGGCCGGTGGACGCCGCCAAGGATGATGCCGCTGCCGATCCCCCGGCTCGTCGCCGAGCGCACGGTGCTGGCACGGCCGATCCGGGTGCACACCGTCAAGGCCGACGTGATCGCGACCACCTCGATCGCGATCGCCGGCAACGGCGGACCGGTGAACGACGTTCCGCTCTACTTCGCCGGGCTCTCGGACCAGGATATCGTCGAGCCCTTCACCGGCGAGCTCTCGGTGGGCGGGCTTTCCGGCTACACCGCGACCGGAGAGGTTCTGGTCACGCAGGTCAGGCCCGGTACGCTCCAGGTGCGGGATATGACCCGCGAGGCAAAACTCTAGGGAGGGGCAAATGGAACTCGCGGCAGGCGCGATTTCCGCGGTGGCGGCCCAGTTCGGAGGCGCGGCCGCCGCCGGCGCGGCGACCGCCGGGCTCGCCACCGCGGCCTCGGGCGGGCTCTCGCTCGCCGGCTCGATCCTGCAAGGGGCGCTGTCGGTCGGATCGGCGCTCGCCCTGTCGCGCGCCGGCGCCATCCGGGCCGACGCGGCGTCCGCCTCGGGCATCCTCGAGGCGGCCTCGATCGAGGATGCCGCGGCGACCGAGGGGCTCAATCTCGATCTCGCGGCGGGCGATGCCCTGACCGAGATCGGTGTCGAGGGCATTCAGGGTCTCGAGCGGCGCAACTCCCTGAAGAAGATGCTGCTCGCCCAGCTCGGCGAGCAGGACACCGCGGTCGCCGCCGGCGGCGTCGATCTTTCGTTCGGAACCCCGGCCGAGGCGAGAAAAGAGGCGGTGAGGGACACCAACCGCGCGCTCCAGGTCGACCGCTCGACCGAGGATTTCCGGGGGACGCGGCTGCGCGAACGGGCGGCGAGCCTCAAGCTCCAGGCGCGCGAGCGCCGCCGCGGCGGGCTCCTGAGGGCGGCCTCGGCGAGGTTCGCGGCGGGCGCGGAGGCCGACGCGCTGAGAACCGAAGCCTCGGCGCGCTCGCTGACCGAGATCGGCGGCACCGCGTTCGACATTCTGAGGCGAGGATAGATGCCAAACCGTCAGGGCCGCCACGCGCCGGCGCCGCGCCAGTTCGATCCGCGCGGGGCGCTCGGCGAGGGCAACACGCAGGTCTCGCGGCTCACGCGCACCGCCGGCGGCGAGGCGCTCGCGGCCGAGGCGGACGCGGCGCGCCGCGTCGGATCGGCCCAGGCGCGGGCGATGGAGACCGTCGGCCGGGCGCTCGCCGCGTTCGCCGCGCCGATCGGACGCTGGGCGGACAAGGCGGCCGAGGCCGAGGGGCGCCGCGCGGGCGCCATCGCCGGTCTCGATCCCGAGTTCCGGCCGCGGCGCGCCGGCACGATCCGGGCCGACGCCTTCGACCAGGCCGGGATCCAAACCTACGCCGACCAGCTCGACCTGCAGCTCCGCGAGGACGCGGCCCGGATCACGGATGCGCACAGGGCGAGCCCCAAGGGCGTCGCCGCCGCGTTCGACGCGCTCGACCGGGAATATCGAACGAGCCATGTGTTCCAGGAGGTGATGCCGGCCTATCAGGCCACGCTGGGCCGGCTGAGGCTGTCGGCCGTGCGGCAGGCGACACGGGCGGTGGCGGCCGAGGCGAACGCCGCGCGCAAGGCGGCGTTCGAGACCGATCTCGACCAGAGGCTCAGGGATCTCGGCCGCAACGCCTACTTCCTCGGGCTCGACGGGGCGGCCGACGAGGCGATCGCCGGCGAGATGACCGGGCTCGCGAGCCAGCTCGAGGCGCGCGGCGCCGACGGCGCGCGCCTCAGGTCGGAGGCCGAGGCCGCGCGGATCATGCGGCGGGCCGAGCTCGCGGTGGCGACGGCGCGGGTGCAGGGCGCGTTCGAGCGGACCGAGGGCATCGAGGCGCGCCAGACTTTCCTCGAGGAGTTCGAGGCCGCGTACCGCGAGGGCGAAGGCCCGATGGCGGTGTTCGATGTCGAGGACTTCCTGCGCCGGAAGGCGGCGATGGAGCGGGGGATCGAGGCCGATGTCCGCGATCGGAGGCGGCCGGCGGCGGCGCTGAGGTCCGCGATGCGTGACGTCGAAGCCGGGCTCGATGAGGGCCTGCTGCCCGCCGCTGGCGTTGTCGCGGCGCTCGACGGCGCGGTTGGCCGCGCGCTCGACGGCGATCTCGCTGCCGACTTCGAGCGGATGCGGGCCCGAACCGATTTCGTCGCGGCGGCGCGCCAGGCGCGGCCCGAGGAGCTCGGCCACATCGCCGACAGGCGGCGCGCCGAGCTCGGCGAGACTGGCGTCACCGATCCGGCCCAGATCGAGGATATCGATCTCGTCGACCGGCTGAAGAGCAACGCGGAGGCCGCGCTCGCGCGCGACCCGCTCGGTTGGGCCGAGCGGGTCGGCCTCGTCGATGTGCCCGATGTCGATCCCGCCTCCCCGGACTTTGCCGGGCAATTCCAATCCCGCGCCGTGGTGGCCGAGGAGGTCGCGGCGCATTACGGGCGCGAGCCGGTCTATCTGAGGCCGATCGAGCGATCGGCGCTGGCCGCCGCGATGGCCGGCGCCGACAGCGAAACCAAACTCGCGCTGCTCGGCGGCGTCGCTGGCGCGGCGGGGCGGCGCGCGGCGGCGGTGTTCGCCGAGATCGGCGAGGACGCGCCGGCGGTCGCTCATGTCGGCGGACTGGTGGCGATCGGCGGGCGCGATCTCGCGGTGGCGCGCGACGCACTCAGCGGGCTCACCGCGGAAGGTGAAGGCGTCGCGGCGGCGATGCCGCAAGGCCAGGTCGGCGAGGTGTTCGGCGAGACGGTGGGCGGCGCGCTTGTCGGTCTCGAGCCGGCCGGACAGCGGGCGATCATGGAAACGGCGCGGGCCGCCTATTCGGCGCGGGCGCTGAGGGCGGGGATCGCCGAGTTCGATGGCGATCTCTACCGCGAGGTGCTCGACGAAACCTTGGGGGCAAGGCCGTCATCGCGGCGGCTCGCATCGGGCCAGATCAGGACCGAGAAGGTGGGCGGGCTCGGAAGCTGGCGCGGAAGGCCGGTGGTGCTGCCCGTCTCGCTGTCGCAGTCCCGGTTCGAGGCGACGCTCGGCGGTATCGAGGACCGCGATCTCGGGCCGCTGTCGGCGAGCGGCGGCAAGCCCGAGCACATCGACGGCACGGCGGCGGGCGCGGCCGAGCTGCGGGACGGCTGGCTGGTCCACGCCGGCGGGGAGAGCTATTTCGTGTCGATGAGCGATCCGGCGGTGACGCCGCAATACCTCATCGATGGCGAGACCGGGGCCGACTACCGGATACGGCTCGACGCGGCGGCGGCGGGGCGGGTCGAGGCGCGGCGGCGGGCGGCGCCGGCAACACGGCGGCGCGGAGAGCGCAACCGGGTGACGCCGGGCGGGGCGATCCTGCCGTGAGCTTTTTCGAGGCCCATGACCGGACTTCGCCACCGCAGTGGCGCTCGCCGGGGCGCACGCTCGGCTTCGGCGAGGGGTTCCGGGCCGCGTTCGAGGAAATGCAGGCCGGCCATGTGAGCCACGCTCCCGATCTGATGATGCGGGCGGCCGAGGATGAGCGCCGAGCCGCGATCGAGGCGGCGACGGGCCAGCCGTTCGTCGACGCGGTGCGGCCCTTCATGCCGGAGGGTTTCGATCCGGTGACCGTCGAGACCGGGATGGCCGGCCGGTTCGACTGGGAGCCGGTGATCGACGATCTCAAGGCGAACCTTTCCGGGGACAAGGCGCGGGGCATTCATACGGGCGACGCGCTGAGGACACGGGCTGGCGAGATCGCCTACGAGACGGAGGCCGCCGGGGTGCTGGCGCGCTCGCGAGCACGCGGTCTCGCCGGGGAGGCCGGGCTCGTGCTCGGCGAGATCGCCGGAGTCATGACCGATCCGATCAACCTTCTCTCGCTCGCCGCCGGCGCGCCGGCGGCGACTGGGCTCCTGCGGTTCGCGGTGACGGAGGCGCTGATCGGCGGGGCGAGCGAGGCGGCGGTGCAGCCGTTCGTCCAGAAATGGCGCGGGGAGGCCGGGCTCGCCGAGCTCGATCCGGGGCTGGAAATCGCGATGGCGGCGGGCGGCGCCGGCGTTCTCGCCGGCGGCGGCTGGATGGCGACGGCGGCCGGCCGCGCCGCCTGGCGCAAGGTCAAGGGGCTCGGGGCGGGCGATCTCGCCCTCGCGCACCGGGAACTCGGACCCCGCGCGAACGACGAGGAGCTGGCGGCGCGGGCGATCGTCGAGCAGTGGGACGCGCTGCCGGCGGCGCCGGAGGGCGTCGCGCCGTCCGATCATCTCGCCCGCCTCGCCGAGGCCGACAGGATCGCGCGCTCGCGCGAGGCCCCGTCAGCGGCGGCCGACGGCGAGGTGTCCGATTTCAAACTGCCCGACGATCGAGAGTTCGACCTGGCGGCCGGCGAGGGCCAGCGGCTCGAGGCCGACCAGCTCGAGACCGATCTGCGCGCCGCGATCGAGGCCGAGGGCGACTTCGAGGTGCCGGTCGGCGCGCGGGAGGACGCATCGGGAGATATCGTCGTCGAGACGCTGGGCGCGCGCTCCGAGCTCGACCGGATCGGGGACGAGCGCGAGTTCGTCGATCGGCTCAAGATTTGCCTCGGGGGACAGGGATGAGTTTCAGGGACTGCATCGACCGGGCGGTCGAGGCCGGCGAGATGGACCGGGCGCGGGGCGAGGAGGCCAAGCGGCGGTACGACGAGTTGAGGGACAGCCTCGATCTCGGCCCGGAGGCGGCCGAGGCGCGGGCGGCGCGCGAGACCGTCGAGCGCCTCGCGGCCGAGGAGCTGGAGGCGCGGCGGCGGCGGCTGATCGCGCTCGGCGCGCAGCGGCGGATCGCGGCGGCGATCGACGCGGCCGACAACCCGCGCCAGGCGAGCATCGGCCTGGTCGACGGGATCGGGCTCGACGTGGCGCACCCCTCGGCGGTGCAGGTGCGGCGCGCGGCGAGGGGGCGGGCGCACGCGATGATGGCCGACGCGATCGCCGAGTTCCGGCGCGATCTGCTGGGGCGGACCCGCAATCGGGCGCGGCTCTCGAACATGGTGCGCGAGGCGTTCGGCGAGACGACGGGCGACGTGGCGGCCCGTGAAATGGCGCAAGGCTGGGCCAAGGCCTCGGAGTTTCTCCGCCGCCAGTTCAACGCCGCGGGCGGCCATATCGGCAAAATGGAGCGCTGGGGGCTGCCGCAGCACCATTCGACACTCAAGGTTCGGCAGGTGGCCCGCGAAGAATGGCTCTCCTTCACGCTGGCGCGGCTCGACACGGCCCGGATGGTGGACGGGGCCAGCGGACAGCCGTTCACCGAAACCGGCCTCAGGGAGGCCCTGGAGGACGTTTACGACACCATCGCGACGGCCGGATTTTCCAAGATCACGCCGTCGGCGGCGCCGGCCGGAACGGCGCTCGCCAACCGCCGGGCCGATCACCGGTTCCTGCACTTCCGGTCGGCCGAGGCGTGGCTCGAATATCAGGAGCGGTTCGGCGAGGGCGACCCGTTCACGGCGATGATGGCGCATATCGACGCCATGGCGCGGGACATCGGGGCGATGCGCGCGCTGGGACCGAACCCGCTGGCGACGATCAGGTGGCTCCAGCAACGGCTGAGGAAAACGGCGGCGGAGGGCGCGGGGCCGCTCGAGCGCAACAACTTCACCGCCGGCCAGCTCGGCACGATCTACGGCCACTACATCGGATCGGTGAACGCGCCGGCGCACGGGCCGGTGGCGCGGGCCTTCGCCAATACCCGCGAGATGCTGGTGGCGATCCAGCTCGGCGCGGCGGCGCTGTCGGCGATCACCGACATCAACTTCACGCGGATGGCGGCCCGGTTCGCCGGGCTCAACGAGGCGCGGGCGGTGATGCGCGGGCTGGCGCTGCTCAACCCGGCCAACGCCGAGGATCGCAAGCTCGCCGTGCGGCTCGGGCTGATCGCCGAGGAAGCGAGCCAGGTGGCGGCGGCGCAGATGCGCTATGTCGGCGAATTGTCGGGCGGCGAGTTCACCCGCCGGCTCGCCGATGGCGTGCTGCGGCTGTCGGGGCTCAGCCCGTGGACCCAGGCGATGCGGTGGGGCTTCGGCATGGAGTTCATGGGCGCGCTCGCCGAGCGGCAGGGCCGGGCGTTGGGCGCGCTCGAACAGCCGCTGCGCGATACGCTCAAGCGCTACGGCATCGACGAGGCGGCGTGGGACGCGGTGCGGACGACGACGCCATACGAGCACGAGGGGGCGAAGTTCCTGCGGCCCGAGGACGTGGCGGCGCGGGCCGACATCGAGGGCGCCGACGAGCTGGCGACGCGGCTGCTGTCGATGGTGCAGTCGGAAACCGAGTTCGCGGTGCCCTCGGTGACGCTCCGCGGCAAGGCGTTCATCGCCGGCGACGTGAAGCCGGGGACGGTGGCGGGCGAGCTTCTGCGCTCGGGCCTGATGTACAAGTCGTTCGCGACGACGCTGGTCATGACGCACGTGATGCGGGGCGTGCGCCAGCGCTCGCCCGCGAGCCGGGCGGCGTACATGGCCGAGCTCGTCATCACGTCCACGCTGATGGGCGCGCTGGCGCTGCAGCTCAAATCGCTCGCCGGCGGGCGCGATCCCGCGCCGATGGACAGCTGGAAGTTCTGGATCGCGGCGATGACGCAGGGCGGCGGCCTCGGCATCTTCGGCGACTTCGTGTTCCAGGACACCAACCGGTTCGGCGGCGGCTTCGCCGAGACGCTGGCCGGGCCGATCTCGGGGCTCGCGACCGACGTGCACCGGTTGACGGTGGGCAACGTGCGCGCGGCGATCGAGGGCGGGAAGATGAACCTTGGCGCCGACGTGACGCGATTTTTAAAGAACTACACGCCGGGCGGATCGATCTGGTATCTCAAGGCCGCCTACGAGCGGGCGGTGCTGGACCAGCTTCAGCTCGCGCTCGATCCGGACGCGCGCCAGCGCCAGCGGCGCTACGAGCAGACGATCAAGCGCGAGCGCGGGCAGGGCTTCTGGTGGCGGCCGGGGCGGGCGCTGCCGGAGCGGGCGCCGGAGCTGCCGTGAACCGCTTCCTGTGGCGCTGGGGACCCGCCCTTGTTATTGGCTGGTCAATTCTATTGATCGTCATCTTAATTGTAGATAACATTCGCCCTCTAACGGGAGGATGACCCAATGGAATGGCGCTTTGCCAGTGTCTTCGTGAACATTTATTCGATCGGCGTGCCTGCCACGATGGTCTATCTCACGTTCTTTGATGGCTATGATTACAATTCCTGGAACTGGTTCGTCGCCATCCTGGTGAATGGTTTTCTCAGCGTGATCTGGCCCATCTATTGGGGGTTGCTCCGCTGGGTGATGATGTGACGCCTTGACACGGCGGGCGAACGCGCCGAATCTAGTCGACGGAGCCTAGAGAACTCCAACGTGGGCGGCAGGCCGCCATCCCTTCGGGGACCGTCAGGCGGCTTTCGCGTTTCCGGCTTTTCCTCCGGGGGCGGTCGTTCTGTCCAGGGCGCAAGCCTAAAAGCGATCGGCCCGTCCTACGTCGGGTTTTCTAGCCCCCGGGGCACCGCGACACTAGAAAAGCGCGCCGCTCCGGCAATTCGCAACGTAGGAGCGGCCCGATGGCCCACGATCCCTATTACGACCACTTCGACAAGCCGGTCACCTTCGCGACGCTGGTGCGGTTCGGCGCGTTCATCCACGAGCGCCAGTCGGCGGGGGACAGCTTCGAGGAGGCGTTCGAGCTGGCGCTGATCCATGTGATCGGGCGCAACGCCGAGGCGCACGAGCGGAGCCTTGGCGGAGGCCTGCAATGAACGAGATCGCCGTGTTCGACTTCGAGGACGAGGCGGTGCGGGCGATCGAGATCGACGCCGAGCCGTGGTTCGTCGGCCGCGACGTGTGCCGGTGCCTGGAGATCAGCGACCACCACCAGGCGCTCGGGCGGCTCGATGACGACGAAAAGGGTGGGTACAATATACCCACCCAACGCGGCGCCCGGAACATGATCGTGATCTCCGAGCCGGGGGTCTACCGGCTGGTGTTCACCTCGCGGACCGAGGTCGCCGAGCGGTTCAAGCGCTGGCTCGCGCACGAGGTGCTGCCGGCGCTCCGGCGGCACGGCCGGTTCGAGATCGGACGCGCGCCCGCCGCCGGGGCCGGCGGCGTCAGCGCGCGGATGGCGGCCGACCTCGCGCCGGCGCTCTCGATGGTGCGCGAGGCGCGCCACGTGTTCGGCGTCGTCGCGGCGCGGGCGCTGTGGCGGGAGACGCCGCTGCCGTACCTGCCGGAGTTCGACGCCGCCTGTGGCGGGACCGACACCGATCCCGAGGCCGAGGGCGGGGCGTGCCTCGCCTATCTGCTCGCGCAGGGGGTGCACGGGACGCCGTTGGCCGAGCTTGTCGAGGCCGCCCCGGACACGGCGCTCGCCTTCGGGGTGCGGCGGATCAACGGCGATCTCGGGATCGCGTCGAAGGGCCGGATCCGGGCGCTGTTCGCCGGCACCCGCTGGCAGGACGGAGCGCATGCGGCCGCGCTCGCCGGGCTCGCCGGCGCGTTCCGCCACACCATGAAGTTCGGCGGGCCGGCGGATTACGGCGTCTGCGTGCCGTGGGAGCTGGTGGCGGGCCTCGGCCACACGGGCGAGGCGGATGGAGACGCGGGCGAGAGCTGACGCCTCACGTTTAACCGCCCCGGCGCGCCGGCATCATCGGCGTGAAAGGGGGCGCGACCATGAGCCAGCTGTACCCCGTCCCGCGGGGGACCCGGGAGACCATCCTCACCGCGAGCGCGGGCCAGACGACGTTCGGCCCGGTCGCCTGGCTCCTGTTCGACACCGCCGATGTCGAGGTCGCCTCCAAGCCGGTCGGAGCGACCTTGTGGGCGACACTCACATCCGGCTTCACCGTGACCGCGAGCGAGAGCCTGCCCGGCACCTTTTCCGTCGTGTTCGACGCCGGCCGGACAGCGGGCGAGCAAATCCGCATCCGCGGCAAGCGGGTCCACGAGCAGACGATCGACGTTGCCCAGGGCGGCGCGATCCGCGCCCAGCGGCTCGACACCGAGCTCGCCAGGATGGCGGCGGTGCTCCAGGAGGTCCGGCGCGACGCCGACCAGATCCCCGACATCGCCGCCGAGGTGGCCGCCGAGCTCGCCGCCGTCAGCGCCGCCGAGGCGGACGCGAGCGCGGCGGCGGCCGCGGTCTCGGAGACCAACGCCGCGGCCTCGGAGGCCGCCGCGGCCGCCTCGGCGGCCGGGGTCGACCTGCCGGCGGTCGGAGCCGGCGACGCCCTCAAGTTCCTCCGGGTCGAGCCCGGCGAGACCGGCTTCGAGCTGACCGATCCGCCGGTCGGGCAGGTGGCAACCCTGACGGCGCTCGAGGCGCTGGCGCCGGCGAGCTTCGGCGCGGTGGTGCTCAGGGGCCGTGCCGCCGCCGGTGACGGGGGCGGGGGAATATTCCGCTGGGACGCCTCGGACCTCTCGGCGACATTGCTCGGGGGCGCCATCGCCAGCTCGGCCGTCAACGCGACGACCGAAACGATCACCAGTGTCGCGCACGGCCTCCACACCGGGGACGCGGCCGTCACCACGACCGCGGTCAACGGCCTCGCGCTACAGACGATCTACTACGTGATCAAGGTCGACGCGGACAATTTCAGGCTCGCGTCGACCTACGCGCTCGCGGTCGCGGGCACGCCGGTCGATCTCACCGGCACCACGGCGGTGACCGTGCACGAGCACTTCGATCCGCTGATGGGCGTCTACGTGACCGCCGACGCCGACGCCGATATCACCGGCGCCGCCGGGGCGTGGGTGCGCCAGGTCTCCGGCCCGGTGAACATCCGCTGGTTCGGGGCGGCCTCGGACAGCGGCACGACCGACAACACTCCCGCGCTCCACGCGGCGCAGAAGCAGCTCCCCGCCGATGGCGGGACCATTTTCGTGCCGGCCGCGGCGGGCTTTTATGAGCTGGCCAGCGATTTCTATTTGGACCAAAAGAACCGCCTGGTCGGCGAGGGCGTCGGCTCGTTTCTGACCGGCGACGGCGCGGCGGTCATCGTCGACGCGATCTCCGATCCCGAGACCCGGCCGTACTGGGGCATCGAGCGGATCAGGATCGACCGGAGCGGCACCGCGGGCCCGGCGGTGCAGCTTCTCGGCCAGGCGGGCTCCGGGCAGGCGCCGATCAGGAGCGTCATTCGCGACCTGTTCATCCTGGCATCGACCGGCCATGGCCTCCAGTCGAAGGGCGCCTACCTGATCGACATGTACAGCCCGCTGATCACGGGCTGCGCCGATACGGGCCTGTGGCTGGGCCGCGACGACGCGGAGACGGTCGGGCCGAATGCCTGGTGCGTCTTCGGCGGCGAGATTGTCGCCAACGACAAGGCCGTTCACATCGACACCGCGCTCGGAATTTCCTTCTTTGGCACCGCCATCGAGGGCAACACGACCGAGGGCGTCGACATCGTCCAGAGCGGCCGGCACGTCGGCTTCTACAACTGCTATTTCGAGGCGAACGGCGGATTCGACATCAGGACCGGCGCGACCGCCGGCGGGTCGTACGCGCTCAGCGTGATCGGCTGCAACATGTTCGACGGGTCGGTCAACAAGGACTACGCGATTGTCCTCGCGGCCTCGTCCCTGCTCACGTCGATCATCGAGAACACGACGTTCTCGACGTATGTCGTCGCCGGGATTTCGGTCGGCGCCAGCGTCGTCGGCTCGGTGCGGCAGTGCCAGGCGGTCTCCGGCACGCCGGCGCTGGTGTCGGCGTGGACAAAGACCTTCCGCCGGCCGCTCGACGAGGCGGTGCTCTCGGCCACGATCACCTTCGACTGGCCGAGCGTGGCGGCAGGGGCCAGCGACACCCGGGATTTCACCGTCACCGGCGCGGCCGTTGGCGATCTGGTGATCGCGGCGGCCATCGGCGCGGGGACGACGCTGGATCGGGTGCAGGTGACGGCGTGGGTCTCGGCCACCAACACGGTGTCGATCACCCTCACCAACCACAACGTCGGCGCGGTCGACCTCGCGAGCACGGGCTACCGCTTCATCGTGCTTCCAGTCGCCAACTGGGGGTTGTGAGATGGCGCCGGGCTATGCCGCGGCGGCGGGCCGCCTGCTCGAATTCATCCGGCGGACCGAGACCGGCAGGACCGGGCGCGAGGCCTACGATGTCGTCTACGGCCACCACCAGGCCGAATTGCCCAAGCCGGTGACCAGATCGACGATCGCCGAGGTGATCGCCGGCGGCGGCGCGCGCGCGGCGCGGTGGGGCTCCTCGGCGGCCGGCGCCTACCAGTTCATGCGCGCGACGCTTCAGGGGCTCCAGGCCGCGCTCGGGCTGTCCGGCCGCGCGGTCATGAGCCCCGACCTTCAGGACCGGCTGGCCATGGCGCTCCTCGAGCGGCGCGGCCTCGCCCGGTTCATCGCCGGCGAGATTTCGCCCGTGGCGTTCGCCCGCAACCTCGCGATGGAGTGGGCCTCGCTGCCGGTGCTGGCGCCGACCCGTCGCGGCACGCGCGAGGTTAAGCGCGGCCAGAGCTACTACGCCGGCGATGGCCGCAACCGGGCGCTGGTCGCGCCCGAGCGCATCGAGGCGCTGCTCGCCGAGGTGATGGCGCTGGCGCGGACGGGCGCGCCGGAGCCGGAGCCGGCGGTGGAGCCCGCGCGCCGGGGCCGGGGCGGGATCGCCGCCCTCATCGCCGCGCTGGTCGCGCTCGGCGCGGTGATCGCGGCCAACTGGAGCCAGTTCGTCGACATGGTGCTGTCGCTGTTCGGCGGCATCTGAACAGGAGAGCGACCAAATGATTTACATCATCGGATTCTTCGTCGTCCTCGGCGTCGCGCTTGTCGTCGCCAACGAGATCGACGCGCTCACGGGCTGGAAGACGCGCATCTTCACCGCGCTGCTCGCGCTCGGCACGGCGCTTCAGGCGTCCGGCGCATTCGACATCGTGTCATCGGACGCCGAGCTCGGCGCCGTCGGCGCAGGGACCGCGTTCATCGTGTTCCTGCTCCGCCAGATGACGACCACACCGCCGGGGAGGAAATTCTGATGCCCATCAAGCTGCCGTTCGGCGGCAAGTTCCTGCGCCTCGCCGCCCGGATCGGCGGCGCCGCGATCGGCGGCCCGCTCGCGCTCCTGATCCCCGAGGCGGTCAACCTCGGCCTCGGCGCCCTCGCCGCGGCGCGGGGCGAGCCGGCGCCGGCGCCGGTCCAGGACACGCGGGCGAGCCTCAAGGGCTCGCGCACGGTGCTGGTCGCGCTGTTCTGGGCGCTCGGGCATCTCGCGGCGGCAGTGGGGCTGTGGGCGCTGCCGGGGCCGTGGGATGATATCGCCAGCACGCTCATCATTGGCACCGTCGCCCTGAAGGCGGTGAGATGAACGCGCACGAATATATCGTCGAGCACAAAACCGAGATGTGGCGGCTGGCCAAGCACGCCGGCCCGTACATCTGCGCGTTCTGGGCGGTGATCGCGTGGTTCGTCGCCGTCGGCTGGCTCGACACCCCGGCCAAGTCGCAGGAAATCAAGGATGTGAATACGAAACTCGACGCCCAGTCGGACGAGATCGCGGAGCAGTCGGACGCCATCGAGGCGCAGTCGAGATCGCTCCAGCGCGTGCGCGAGAACGACATCCGCCAGACCGAGCAATTGACCGGCATCGACCGGAAGCTGGACGGGGTCCAGCAGCAGCTCGGCATCGTGCTGGAGCGCCTATTGAACGCGCCGGGCAACGGCGGGCGCTACGGGCGCGATCCGCTCTGACCCGCGCGACCGGACTCGCCCTCGCCCTCGCCCTCTCGCTCGGCGTTCAGGCCGGCGACCCGCTCGCCGTGTACGGCTTCGAATGCCGCCTCGTCATGGCGAGCGGCTGGCCGGCGCCCCGGCTCCAGTGCCGGTCGTGGCGGGTGAGCAAGCCGATGCGGCTGCTGGGGCTCGACTGACGGCTCGGCCCCGGTGCGACTTTTCCCCAAAAACCGACGAAATCAGGCGCCCGCGCGGCTGCCAAGTTATTGATTGGCAAGGAGTGGCAACACATTCGTTATCAGACCCCGAAGGCGACAGGGTGGCTGCGGATTGTCAGCAATTCAAGGGCTTAGGCGAGTGGCCACGTGAACATTCCGCGAATATGCGACTTTTGAAAAGTCGCACGTGCGACTTTTGTTCGCGTGGATCCGGCGAAGAGGTCGCCAATCGCGCGGGCGGCATGTGTCCTCGCGCGCCGCCCGCGCGCCCGGTGCGGCGCGTCGTAGCGGTTGTGGCATCGCTGGCAGAGGGCCGCGAGATTGTCGTCGTCGCAATCGCCGGGGTCATGGTTGAGGTGGGCGACGGTGAGGACGACGCGCGAGCCGGTCTCGGGATGGGGCTCGCCATTCTTCGCCCCACACCATTCGCAGGCGTTGTTCGCCCTGTCCTCGCGGATGCGGCGGCTGATCTCCGGCCAGTCGGGAGGATAGAGTGACCTGTTCTCCGGCCGGATCGGCATCGGCTAGGGACAACACCGGAGATCGTGAGATGTAGCGCTCATCCCGCACCGCGCGCACGTGACCGACCAGGAATGTTCATCGCTGACGGGTTCGCCATTCCACTCATGCTGGCAGGGGCCATTCGGGCAGGCGCAATAGCACGTGCCGGGGTGTGGCGAACAATGAAACAGCACCTTGGACAGGTCCCAACCATAGTGCTCGCTGATTGATTTCACGATAGCCGCGACCGCTTCATCGCGCGTTCGCTTGAGCTCGTCGAACTCGGCTTCGGTGAGGTGGGGCCGGTTTGCTCTCATAGCGCGATGCCCTCGCGCCGCATCCAGGCGGTGAGCTTGTCGATCGCCGGGTCCGCGAAGGCGCGGCCCAGCACCAGGTAGTGCTTGAGGATGGTGTCGATCGCGACCAGCGAATGGCCGGAGATCGAGGCGATCTGCCACTTGTCGCAGCCGGCGAGCGCGAGCCGGGTGATGGCGGTGTCGCGCAAATCGAGGAACCTGAGATCGGCGAGCGACGGGCACGAAGCGGCCGCGGCCGCGCGCACCAGGCCGAAGGAATGGGAGAAGGTGCTGCCGTTCCACGCCTCGCCGGTGGTCTCGGACAGGATGATCGCGAGCTCGTTGCGCTCGGGCCGGCCGAGCTTGCGGCAGCGCTCGCTTTCGATCGCCCGGCCGCGCCGGCGGGCCTGCCCCATGCGGGCGGCCAGGACCGGCGTCAGCTTCACGTCTACGCCTGCGCCGCGCTTGAACTGCCGGAGGCGAATGCGCCCGTCGGCGACGATCCAGTCGGGCATGGCGAGCACGTCGCCGCGGCGCTGGGCCGAGTGCAGCGCGAGCAGGATCGCGTCGCCGACCGAGGGCACGCGGGCCTTGTCGGCGGCCGCGACCAGGGCCTCGATCTCGGCCGGCGTCGCCAGCCTGAGGCGCGGCGCCGCGCCCGGCATGCCGAGCCGGAAGGCGGGGTTGGAGTTCTCGCGCCGCCAGCCGATGCGCTCGGCATGGGAGAACATGAGCCGGGCGACGGCGATGATGCCGGCGGCCATCGCCGCGCCCTTGTGCTCGAGCAGCCGTTCCGAATAGCCGTACATCACCGGCTTGTCGACGGCGGCGACGGCGAAGCGGCCGAAGCCCTCGATGCCGGCGCCGTCCCGGCCGGTGAAGCCGTCGAGGAAGATGCCGGCCTTGGAGCGATAGTCCTTGCGCGTCGAGGCGCCGAGACGGCCAAAGCGCGAGCTTTTGGAATAGGCGTCCCACAGCGCCGCGCAGGTGCGCGGCGTGCGCGGGATGCCCTTCCTGACCTTCCCTGCCGGGCCCTCGGCCGGCACCGGCTGGGATCGCGCCTCCTGAACCTGGCGGTTGAGCTCGCGGGCGAGCTCGATCGCCGCCCCCTCGCCGAGCCAGTCGCCCAGCTCGTTCCTGAGATCGCGGCCCGTGAACCCGAGCGCGCGGACGCCCGGTCCCGGGTGCCAGCGCGGGCGGCCCGAGCGCCACTGGAAATAGGGAACCTTGAGGCGAGCCATCGCAACGCTCCTCTCGTGGCGGGCGTCGATCACGCCGGCGGCCGGCCGGCCGTGTCAAGGCCGGAAGCACAGGTGGCGGCGGATCCGGTCCAGGTCATACGAGCCGCGCAGGCAGGCGCGCCAGCCGTGGCGGTGGCCGATCGGATAACCGGCGATGAAGCCGGCGGCGCCGGCGATCAGGATTTCCCACATGCTGCCTCTCCTTCGGGCCGGGCGCGCTCGCGCTCGCGGCAATGGACCAGACCCGCGCCGCCGCAGGCATCGCACGGGAACACCGAGCCGAAGCCGGCGCGGGCCCTGGCCTCCGGGCCGAGCCCGTCGTGGGCGAGCAATCCGCGGCCGTCGCACTTGGCGCAGTTCATGGCGTTCGGCGACCAGTGAAGTTTCCGGGCGGCGCGCAGCATGGCGTTCTCGCGCCGCAGACGGTCGATTTCCTCGATCGCGATCCGAAGGTCGACCTTGCGCTCGCGCAGCCGGTCGCGCACGGCGAGCGCGATCTCCTCGTCGGACCTCGGGGCGCGGTGGCGATCGCGCGGGTTGCGTGGGGCGCCGTGCATCAGGCCGGCCGGTGGGCGAACAGCCGGCGCAGCTCGGCCGAGTGGGCCTCGATGACCGGGGCGTCGCGGGCGGGCGCCTCGCGCCCCTCGAGCTCGGCGACGCGGGCGGCGAGATCGGGCGCGAGGCGGCGGTCGATCCATGCCTGGACGTGCGACGGCCACCACACGAAGGGCCGCTCGTCGTGGATCGGCAAGGGAAAGCGCGCCTCGGCGACCAGGCGGCGCCAGTGGCGATAAAACCAGTCCTCGCCGCGGCCGACCCGCTCGGCGGTCTCGGCGAGGGTGAGCGGGTGCTCGGTCAATTGGCCGGCCCCGGGTGCCGCATTTCGCCGGAGAACGGGTGGATGGCCGGCGCCATCCGCTTGACCTCGGTCGACCTCAGCAGAAGCCGGGCGAACAGCACGTTGTAGGCGTCGACGACATCGCGCTGAGCTTCCGGCGCCGCCTCCGTGCGCGCGCAGACCAGCTGCGCCGTCATGTTCGCGACCATGTTGAGGACCACGCAATCGACGTCGCTCAATGCCTTCGTCAGGGCCTCGGGGTCGGCCCCGGCGTTCCGCACGTGGGGCAGGAGCTCGAGGCACCAGAACTCGAGGAACGGCCGCACGACCCGCTCGACCGACCTGACGGCGAGCCGGAGCGCGGCGTCGTCGCCCTGAGCGCGGATTTGCATCGACATCATGTCGATGCAGACGCGGATCGAGCGCCTGACCTGGGCGCGCTCCCGCGCGGTGAGGCGCGCGCTCATGCCGCGCCTCCCGGCTCGCCGCGGGTTCGCGCGTGGGCGGCGAGCGCCAGCGCGGCGACGATCGCCAGGTGACGGCGATAGGCGGCCTCGCGCCGGCGCACCGAGGCGAGGCCGGCGCGGATCAGCTCGCAGATGATGCGCTGGTTGAGCGACTGGCCGTCGGCGATGGCGGCGGCGATCTCGCCGGTGTCGTCGATCGAAAGCTTGCGCCACGCGCCGCGGGCGGCGGCGACGGCCTCGTTGAACGCCTGATGGTGGATCATGAGCCCTCCCTGGGTGGCCCCGCGGCCTCCCAGGGAGGGAAGACACCGCGGGGCTGGCCGGACCGCGCCAGGCACCAGGGCGCGATCCGACGCGGCGGAGGGTAAGGCGATTTGGGAGATCGGCGCAATGGAAAATTGCACGGATGACAGTTAATCCTCGAAAAGTGTTTCACGTGAAACAATTTAGCCGGAACGGTTGCGCGCGGTAAAGTCGCCGGCATGGGGCTTCGCGATCTGGCACGTGAGCGGGGATGGCTGTTCGTGGTGGCGGGGCTGGCCGCGGCGGCGGCGGCGTTCGTCGGCCTCGTCCAGTTCGGGGCGTGGCTGGCGACGGAGATTCTGGGGCTATCGCCGCGCGGCGGCGTTTTGCTGACGACCGCGCTGATCGTCGCCGTCGTCGTCGGGCTCGACGGCCGCCGGCGGTAGCTCCGGCCGGGCCGCCTCGCCGCCATTGTGCTCGAGGGCGCGAAGCCGGAGGGCTCGCACCACGGTTCCGACGATCGCCACCCGGTCATCATCGACGAGCAGCGGCTTGCGGCGGGCGGTGCTGTCGCCGGTCTCGGTGATGAGATACGGCGGATCCCAGACGCGGAACACGGTCTCGGCGCCGCCACGCATATGGTCGATCACCTGGGCGCAAACCGCGTCTCCCGGCCGGGGCCGGACGCCGCGATCGAGCAGGATGAGGTCGCCGGGAACGTAGCCGGCCAGATCGAGACTGCGCCCGCGAACGGTCCAAACGCTCTGATCGGCGTGGGTCGGGCGCAGCTCCGGCGGCGGCGCGGTTTGGAACGGCGCCACGTCCTCGGCGAAGCCCTCGGTCGCCTCCGCGAGCGGGTCCGCCGCGGTGGGCGGCGAGACGCCGAACCGTCGGACAATCCGGTCGATGGTGCGCCAGCTCAGGTGGCCGGGGTTGTTCTCGTCGAGCGCGCGGATCACCGTCGAGGGCGCAAGGCCGCAGGCTTCGGCGAATGGCGTGGGTTTGAGTCCGGACCGCGTGATAATCCGGCGCAGCCAGGCCCGGAGCATGTCCGCAACGTCCTCGCCCGAATTGTCGTCATCACCACCCACGCTCCGACTCTCCCTTGCGAAAATGCAAGAGCTAGTATGCGCGACTTCGGCGATGCGCTGCATCTTGTAAAAACAATCTTGACATATTTCGCAAATCACTTCAGCCCTATGAGTTATGCAATGGATCGAACAAATTGGCGAGCTAAAGCAACGGGCGGTGGCGCTCAACCTGTCGCTCAACCTGGTCGCACGCGCGTGCGGGGCTGATCCCTCGCTCCTGTCGCGCTGGCAGGCCGGCATGAGCCCGACGATCCGAAACTTCCAGAAGCATCACGGCCTGATGACTGCCGAGCTCGACCGCTGCGAGCGCGAGATGTTCTGGCGCATGGCCCGGCGGCTGCTCGACGCCGAAACCCTCGCCGCCTTGCGGGCGGCGATCCGGCACCAGATACCCGAGCCTTCGACACCCGACACCCGACACCTGACACCTGATCCCCGACTCCTGGCACCTGATCCGGAGGCCGCCGAATGACCGAGGCCGCGGACAGCCGGGCCGAGGTGACGCGGCTGATCGCGATCGACCGCGTGGGCCGGCCGCCGCTCCATGTCGGCACCATGGCGCTCGGCGTGATCTGCGCCTGGAC